ATGGTGTTCGTCCAGATCTAATCATTAATCCTCATGCGCTTCCATCTCGTATGACAATTGGACAAATTATAGAATCCCTTTTTGGTAAAGTGTGTACGAGTTACGGCGCGTTTGGTGACTGTACTGCTTTTCAAGTGAAGGGATGTAATTACTCCACGTATGCTCCTTTGTTAGTGAAAGCAGGATTTAATTCGTCTGGAAACCAGATTTTATATAATGGAATGACGGGAGAACAATTGCAATCGGATATTTATATTGGCCCCACCTATTATATGCGTTTGAAACATATGGTGAAAGATAAAATAAATTATCGTGCAAGAGGTCCAAATACGGCATTAACAAGACAACCGGTTCAAGGACGAGCCAATGATGGTGGCCTTCGTATTGGTGAGATGGAGCGCGACGGAGTCTTGGGGCACGGAATGTCCTATTTTTTGAATGAGTCGTTTTTAGTGAGAGGAGATGAGTATTATATTGCGGTTTGTAACCAGACAGGATCCATTGCGATTTATAATGAATCTAGAAATCTCTTTTTGAGTCCATTAGCGGATGGTCCTATTCAGTTTTCTAATAATCCAGATGGGACAATGAATATCAAGAATGTGACGAGATTTGGTCGTTCTTTTAGTATCCTAAGAATTCCTTATTCCTTGAAATTATTAATTCAAGAATTACAAGTGATGAATGTTCAGATGCATATTATTACGGATGAGAATGTAGATCAGCTATTAAGTATGTCTTATTCAGATAATAATATGGCATGTTTACTCCATAATAAAGAACCTTTGGAAAAGAATATTCAAACATATAATTTATTAGTTAAGAAGCAGATCACTAAAGATGATAAAAATAAAAGTGTATTGGATGAAATTCCGAATGAAGTGCCTGTAATTCCGGATCAATTGAAACCGCGTCCAATAGAAGAAGGACAACAAGGGCAAAACCAAACTCTGCCTCCATATACATCTGTTGATAGTACTGAGTCGCCTAATGCTGTGCAAGAGTCACCTCAATACGCACCAACTTCTCCTGCTTACATGCCTTCACCTAGTGTAGCTTCTTCTTCTGGATCCATCCAATATGTTGCTGAATCTACTCCTAATCCAGTTGTTAAGGAATCCATTTTAACGGTAGAAAAAGAAAAAGAAAAAGAAGAAGGGGAAGGAAAAGAAGGTAATAATGAAGGTAATAACGAAGGTACTTCTACTTCTTCCAGTTCTGGAGATAAAAAAATAATTACAATCAATGCTGGAAATGATCAAAATTTGGAACAAGCAAAACCAAATGATACAAAGAAAATATCTTTATAAATAAAATTGAATTAAAAATAAAATCATTATCATATTATAATAATATAATAATGAGTAATAAAACAAACATCCTGATTTCAGAAATATACAAATCAAGAAAAAACATTTTAGATTTAATGGAAAAACAAAATTATAACGTCAAAGATTATTCTAATTTTAGTATTAATGAAGTAAATACAATGAGACAAAATAATCAATTGGATATGCTTTTAGAAAAAAATGAGGAAGATATAATTACAAAAAGAAAAAATAAAATTTATATACGCTACTATTTAGGGAAAATGATTCGTCCTGCAAATCTTCAAGAGATGATTGATGATTTATTTAATATTGAAGAAATACTGAAAAAAGAAGATACTTTATACATTATTACCAAGGATGAAATCAATGAAACATTAACAAATGAACTGAAACATATTTGGGAATCGGATGGGATCTTTATTGTCATTGAAAATATTACTAGACTACAATTCAATATATTAAATCATGCATTGGTTCCTCAACATACATTATTATCAAGCGAAGAAGTATTGAAAGTTATGGAAAGATACAATATAACAAATAAGGTTCAATTTCCTGATATTTCTAGATTTGATCCCGTTGCTCGTGCCATCGGATTAAGACCAGGGGATGTTTGTCATATTATTCGTCCAAGTAAAACAGCTATAGAAGCCAATTATTATCGTGTTTGTGTCTAGTATCAACCTTTTCAACCTTTAAAAAAGGTTGAGCCAAAAATTGTAACTATTTTATAACAAAGTAAAGAAAAGGTTGAGCCAAAAATTGTAACTATTTTATAACAAAGTAAAGAAAAGGTTGAGTCAAAAATTGTAACTATTTTATAACAAAGTAAAGAAAAGGTTGAGCCAAAAATAAATAAAATATATAATTTATAATTTATAATTTATTATTATATAATGAAACATGTTGTAATTGGTAACCATTACATTATTATGTTTTTTATCATGATTTTATCAGGTTTACTATCTACGATGAATGTATGGGTAGATAAATATGATGATATACGATTTAGTATAAATGATTTATACATGATACTACTGATGAGTGGATGGATGTTTTTTTTTATGGGATTAGTTTATCAAGAAATGTATATATTTATAATAGGTATGATATTAGTAATAACTAATATATGGTTTATCCGAAGTCAATTTATGGTTACAGAAACACAATATAAATTAGGAATGATTCCACATCATTCTATGGCGATTCATATGAGTAAAAAATTATTGGATAAAAAAAATAATATACAACCATTTCTTGAAAATATAATAAATACACAAGAAAAAGAAATATTATTTATGAAAAAATAAACAATAAATAAAGAAATAAAAAAAGATATATAAATATATTTTTTTATAATAGGATAATAATAATAATGGAAAATAAAAAACCTCAACTCTCAGGATTCACAATATATTCAAAAAGTGGGTGTCCAAATTGTTTAAAAGTAAAAAAATTAGTAAATGAAAAAAAGAAAGAATATGTAGTATTTAATTGTGACGAAGAATTAATTGAAGATAAAGAGGGTTTCTTAGAATTTATAAAGACTTATACAAAGAGAGACTATAAATTATTCCCCATGGTTTTTTCTGATGGGAAATTTATTGGTGGATACTTGGAGACAGCTGATTATTTGGATAAAATTATTGATTTTAATGAGACTTTTTAGAAAATAAAAAAATAAAAAATAAAAAATAAGAAATAAGAAATATTTATTTTATATTTAAATAATAATATAAAATAAAATGACATCTGTAGAAGAAGATATGATAGAATTTGAAAATCCTGAAAACTTTAAAGAAAAAATAACGGGACTACAGGATAAATTACCTTTTATCTTGGAAGATTTTAAAAAAAATTATGTTTTATACAACAAAGACCAAGAATATAATGAATATCAACAAATCTTTGAAGTATCCAAAGGCAATTTACAACAGATAAACTTTGATTTATCTACTATTGAAACCGATGTTAGCATGAATACAGCTAAATTAAACGAACAATTAAATGAATTAAATAGACAAATAGAAGAAGAAAGAGAAGAAAATAGGATGTTAAAATCAAAATTAGGATTACTTGAAGATGGGTCAAATAGTATGGATGAAATGATTAATGATTACAAAAAAAAATATCATTTAGCTTATTTACGAAATTGGGGATTACTTTTAAGTACTTTAGTAGCATGGATCACAATAAAATACATTTTCAAGAGTTTTCAAGTAAAATTAGATTATACAAAGTAGTGAAGTGAAGAGAAAAAGTGAATAGAAAAAAGAATAAATTAGATTCTTATTTTTTAAATATTTTTTATTTGTAATTATGTTTTCATTTCATAAAAGTTTAATTCCAATAAGTGAAAAAATAAAAGAATATATTAAAAAATCCAACGAGCAATATATTGAACAAATTATCAAAAAAAATAAAAACGATAAAAAATATTTGTTAACAAATGAATTAACTATAAATCCTGTAAATCCTAATAATAACCCTTATTTTATTTTGTTTGGATTATTAACCATGAGTATATCTAGTGGGATTTATTTTTTATTAAGAAAAAAATAGAAGAAAAAGAGTGAGGAAAAGAAATAATGATTGTTTTATTTTTATACATATATAATAAAACAATGACTAGTATAAATGATGAAAATGGTCCTACGATAGGTAGTAGTACTAATAATGGGTCTTTGAATTTAGAAGAGTTAACCATGGAATATCAAACCACCTTAATGAAATATAATAAGGCTAAATCGGACTATATGAATTATATAAAAAAAATAAATAAAAATAGTACAACTGATGCAACTACTGATGTAACTACTGATACAAATGTGAAAAAAAACAAAATAAAATTAATGCCTGGTAAAAAATTTGTATCTTCCAATGATACTCCTATATTAGATAGTTCTGCGAATTCCATACAAGAATGTAAAGCTTTGTGTTCTTCTAATTCAGGCTGTTATGGAGCCACTTTTAATTCAAATGACAAAACATGTATAATAAGTGGAAGTGATGGAAGTCTTACCAAGGGATCCGATAGTGACTATGCAATGATAACTCATAGTTATACTTTATTAAAAAGAACACATTCGCTAAATGATAAATTAATAAAAATAAATGATAAAATATCTAGTATCATAGTGTCAAATAAAAAAACGATATTCAGTAATAATAAAATGTCTTCAAAAAAATCGCAAGATCTTGCAATAAATAGAGACCAATTAAATGAAGAAAGAGCTGTTATAGAGCAAGCTTTGGATGAATTTAAAGATTTAGAGGAAAACCAAGAAGAAGGTGATTTAATGACACATTCTAATTATTATTCTTTTGTTCTTTTATTATTTTTAGCAATTGTTTTTATTATTTGGGTCATCTATTTAATATATAGTAGTTCAAAGACAACGACTACTAGTAGTCCTGCAGTTCCTAGTAATACAAATATTAGATAAAAAATATAAATATTAGATAAAAAAGAAAAACAAAGTATAAATAATAATATAATAATTTATATAATAATATTTGTAAAATGACCAAGTATAAATTTTTATATTATTTATCCGCAATAGGCCAAGGTAACCTAGATAAAAAATTTAAAATTTTAAAAAATAATTTATTTTATTTACAAGAGAACTTTCAAAGTAGTTTTGATATTATGATCAACTGTTATGACAATAATACCACAAAATTAGAACAATTTCTCTCTAAAATTGATTTTTTAAAAAATATTATTATTCATAATAAAAAAGGAAGATTGGTAGAACTTTGGAAAACAAATCCATATCATGATTTAATTTCAAATTATGATTATATTTTGTATATCATGGATGATGTGTTAATATCCAATTTAAATATGAGTGAATTGATTCATATTAAAGAAAAATATGATATTTCATTTTTATCTCCAAAAGTAGTGGGTGGAAGTTGGGAATATATGAGAAATCAAAATGATAATGTATTAGCATTCTCAAACATGATTGAATTTTTTTGTTTGTTATTGAATAAAAATGATTTTTATCAATTTATGGATATTCATGATATAGAAAATACACATACGTGGGGAGTAGATTTATTACTAGGTCATTTTGGAATAAAATCGGCCATCTATTATAAATTTTACGTAAGTCATATGTTAGTAAGTACAACTGGTGATGGCACAAAAGAAAATAATTTAGCATTTAACGAAATGAATAAATACATAAAAAAACATGGATTTGCTAGTCACGATGAAATTTTACAAAAGTATCCAAATATTTATTCAACCATTACAATATAGTTTAGAAAAAGAATACAAAAGAATACTCTTTATAAAAGAACAAATTTTGTTTTCTTATTATTTATATATAATATATAAATGAGTTCAACTCCTGAATTACAAAATTTAAATGATCAATTTAATTCTATTTTATCGGAATATCAAAACACCTATCAAGAATATATAAAAATAATTAATTCTGATAGCAATGATTTGATGATAGTAAAAGATTTTATGTATAATGGAGGTAGCTCTATCTCTGAAAAAAGTAAAATTGTTTATGGAAATAGATGTTTGGAACTTTGTCAAAATACAGAATTATGTACAGGTGCAAATTATGATAAACGTAGAAAAAAATGTTCATTGATAAGCGGTGACGGAAATTTAATTGAGTTAAAAGGAAATAAAGCAATCGTTCAAAAAGGACTTTATTATAGTTATAAATTGCAACAATTAAATAATGAATTGATGCAGTTAAATAAACAAATATCAACGAATGTTTCTACTTCATCTTCTGTATATCAACAAAATCAACAGCAACAAATGACTCAGACACAAGCCATTGAACAAAATTATCAAGTATTAGAAGCAGAGAGAGAGCATATTAATGAAATGGTTAGTCAATATCAAACGTTACAAGAAGCAACCAGTGATGGCGAAATAAATGTCACAATGTATTATTATAATTACATTATTTTAGCATTTATCGTTTTTTTATTGGTGCTTTTATTGATTAAATATTCTGTGACTGGGCAGCAAAATGGTGGATCCATTGTTGGTAATCGGTTTTATAAGGAAGCCATGTTTTTATTTGGACTCATGACTGTCTTTTTAGCTTTGTCTGGAATTTTTAATAACATTAAAGGTTTTATTTTTGTGGCTATTTTGCTAATTGCCTATTTGATTATTAAAATGAAATTGGTTCATTCATCCTAAGTCATAGATCTCTCTTTTTATTTTGTTTCTTTCTTCACTTTTCTCTCTTGATGTCTTTCTATAAAAAATATAAATAGTACTTTTTTTATCTATTTATATTTTAATGACTGATGTAGTAAATTTTTTTCAAAATATATTAATGAATCATTCTATTAATACAAATGGAACAAATGGAACAAATAGAAATAATGATTCCATTACCGATCATGCGATCAAATATAAAGAATATAAAAAGAATAAAGAAAAGGAAAAGAGAAGGCAAAGAGAAAATGTTTTTTTGTCTCAAGGAGAGAAATATTTGTCCTATCAAAAGCAAATAAAAAATCAAATTAAGCTTCCTTATATGGAAGAAGGATTTCAAAATAATAACACAACGATAAATAACCCACCAATAAATAATAATGAAAATAGCCTTGTAAAAGAAAGTAATAATCTATTAAAAACCACGAATTTTGCATCCGATGAAAATACCATTGCGAATTTAAAAGAACAATACATTGATTCTTTAGAGAAATATCAAGAAATGATGAAAAAGGTGGCCACTAAAAACCAAAATTATTTAGATCGTGTCAACCCTTCTAAAAATAAATATTTAAATAAAAATATTCGGATTGGAAATAAGACCATGTATGTAACAAATCAAGGCGTGGCTAAATGGTATGCTGGTAATAAACATAATACAATTGGTAAAAATGGTTGTCCTAAACAAAATGAAACCATTCATATTCGTAATATTCCATGGAATTCAGAATACGAAAAAGCAGGAGCAACCATTCCTACTAATCCTCCATTAATCACAGGTGATCCTATGGTTGAAGGACAAGCTTGTGGAAATGAAGGGAATAATATATATGTTAATAAACTCATTCCTAAACACGTAAAAACAAATTATGTAGGTGTTTATAGTACAAATAATAATCCTACTTTTGAATTTATTGGAGGAGAACCTGTTGAACCACCGCCTAGTTTCAATGGAATCCAAAATGGAAATTTTGAAAATCCAAAAATAAACGATGATAGTTATGAATACATTAAAAGTGCAACTAAAGTTCCAGGATGGGATCTTCAAGATAATTATGTTGTTTTAATGAATACTTCAAAAATATGGGATTTTCCAAAACCTTATCCTAAGGGAAATCAATGTGCTGTTATTCAATATCATGGTAGTATAAGTCAAATCTTATATATGCCAGTTGGAACCTATACATTAAGTTTTTATGCGGTTGGAAGACGGTGTTGTGCGAAAGATAAATCATTTAATCCCGTCATTATTACATTAAATAATGAAAAGATTCATACTCATACTCCGACAGGTTCATGGGCACAATATTCTATTCCTATTAATATTGAAAAAAGCGAAAATTACACGCTTATGTTTAAAGGAGATAGTTATAGTTGGGACAGGTCTACTGCCATACAAAAAATTGAATTAGTTTCTAGTTCAACTACACAGACGAATACACTATCTAGTGGAACCTATACTTTTAATATGTGTAAACAATCCGCAATCAATCATGGATTTCAATATTTTGGATTACAAGATGTCAATCCGAATACATCCAAAGGATATTGTGCGGTCACTAATGACTATGTTGGAGCAACAAGACAAGGACAAGATAATGTTGCCGAGAAGATGGTTATTTTATGGCAGTCTAATACAGCAGGACAAGGTGTTAGCGCTTCATTAAGCAGTCAAGGAGCAATAGAAGTATTTGATTCTACTGGAAAAACCATTTTTAGTACTCCAAATGAAAAATCTAGTCCAGGAAATTATTTGGGTTGTTATGGGGATAGAGAAGATCGTGCTATGCAAAATACGTCTAATGGTGAATATTTATCTTTTGATGAATGTAAAAAACTAGGTTCCGAATATAAATATTTTGCTACACAAGCAAAACGTGACACAGGAGTAGGATGGTGTGCAGCAAGCAATGATTTTACTATGGCTACAAAATATGGTAAAGCAACAAATTGTACTAAGAATGGTGATAATTGGATGGGTGGTGCGTGGTCAAATGCAATTTATTCTGTTGACCTTAATGGTATGTATTATTTATGGGTTCACGATGATGGAAATATGGAAATAAACCGAGGAACTGGACCAACCGATAGTCAAGGATTAATATGGGAATCTGGAACGAAAGATAAAGTTCAAGAAGCAAATCCATTGTATGCTCAAGCAAAAGGAAAATTTGGTGCTGACTGGGTTCATGAAGGTGCTTCCTTATCAAAAGGAGATTTTATAGGTTCTTTGAATGGAAAGTGTGCGTTAATTATGCAAAGTGATGGAAATTTGGTGCTTTGTACATGGCAAATGGGACCCAATGAACAAACAATCGCACATGGTAAAATGGGTGGTGGACAAGGTGCAGCCGCTCTTTATGATTTATCTAAAGTTGGAATCCAAGAAAATATTGGAAAATTGGCTTATATTGATGAGAATTCAGAGTTACACGAATATCCTGCCAATGATTGGAATTTTGCCAGTACTTACACGAAAGTTCCTGACACCAATTGCTCTGGTTCCGATATTCCCAATGCGGCTTACAATAATTCTAATGTGAAACAATGTGAAACCAAATGTAATTCATTAGAAGAATGTTATGGGTTTGTATTAAATAATGATAATCTTTGTTTGCCAAAATCAAATACGATGTGTGGAACGGGAACAGATGCATTTCCAGGGACAAATTTGTATAGGAGAAATAAAGTTCCAAAAAATATTCCGAATGGAGCATCAAATAAGGTTGTAAATGTAGATAGTAATTTATTTCAATCGTATTTCAATGGAGCCTCCTCTATTGGAAAAAGTTATGGTTTAGCA